TAGTATCTCGGTGTTTCGGAATAAATCCTAACTACATATTAGCAGATAAATACCTAATAGCAGCTTGTAAATAGTTTATATCATCTTTAAATCCGCCAAGGCCTATATTGCATGAATGGCATAAAATACCTCTAACGCATTCACCACAAGCTATAGAAGTAGGACAGCAGGAATGGTCATGGTCTACGCACATAGCAGTTTCTTTAGTTAGCACGATAGCACAAATAGCACATTTGCCATCTTGTTCCTTTAGCTTTTTGTTAAACTGTTCAACGCTAATACCATACTTTTTAATAGTTTGCCTATTACTGTTGGTTCTAGCACAAGTCCTACACCAACGTCTTCCCTGCGGATTAACATATGTATTAACCTCGTCGTAAGGGTGGCCTTGAGGACATTGAGTTTTACTGCTGTTGTTGACGCCGCGGCCCACGCGCTCGTCACCTTTCCTACGTTTTTGCATACGTTCATTTCTGCATGACTTACACTGCCTAAATCCTTGAGGGCTTGTATAAGTATTAAAGTCATCGTAGGGGTGCCCTTGTGGGCAATGTGTTTTAAACATAAAAAACCTCCTAAGCTATTTTAACACAGCTTAGGAGGTTTCTTATTACTAATCAGTTAGATTAATTCGTGCTCGCAACGACTACAGCCTGGTCAGTGATTAGACCTAGACCGAAGATTGAGTACCATGCTAGTGCGTGTTCACGACCGAAGTCTAGAATACCACCATCACGGAGTTCAACCGGAAGTGAGATAGCGTGACCGAATGCGTTATCTCCAATGAAGATAGCGTCGTAGCGGTCTGCGTTACCGTTACCAGTGTACTCAGCAGGGCTTACGTAACCACCACCAGCAGCTGGGGTTGGGTTAGCAACTGCAGTGTCTGCAGTCCAACCAGTACCAGCACCGTTGGTAACCTTACGAACCTGAGTTGTTTCGATGAATACGGTGTCGTATAGACGACCGATTTCACCTAGCATGAAGTTACCAGGAGCAGCGTACTTAGTTACTTCGATGAACTCAGCGGTGTCACGTAGCTTACGTGACTGGTGAGGGTGAACGAATGCAACGTAGGTCTCGCCTAGTCTTGGAATGTTCTTGGTTGATAGGCTCTCGACTGCGTCCTTAACGGTACGTGGAGTCAAGCTGAAGTTACCGGTCATAGAAGCGTTGCTTGTACCGTTTGTACCGTATCCGTACTGGTTGAAGTTACCAGTTCCGTTAGTGATAGCAGTCATGTTGGTACGGTCTTCACCCCAGATTTGCGAAGTCGCACCGTATAGGGTGTCGCGGCTTAGCTTGTCTAGGTAAAGGGCCATGTTACGACCTAGTAGACGCGATGCTGACGCCATTACGTCATCGAAAGACGCGTTTAGCAGAAGCTCAGATACTGCAAGTGCGTATCCGTGCTCTGAAACGGTGATCGAGAACTGCTGTGCGGTCAGTGCGTTGGTCTGCATACGAACACCTTCGACTAGCGCTGAAGCGAAGCCTAGGTTGTTGTAACGCAGGAAGTTAATCTGAAGACCAGGTGCAACACCTAGTTCTGTCTTCTTAACTGCGAACTGCTCAAAGCGAAGGATTGGCATAGCCTGGAAAAGGATTTCCTTTGACCAGATTTGCTGAATCGCCTGAGTTAGCTGGGTGTTTGTACCTGAGTACGAGGTTGGGGCGGCAGCTAGATTGCCGGTTCCCGTAATACCTGATGCCATTTTCTATGGTCTCCTAGTTTAAATTGACGTTATTAGTTTTATGGGTTCCCGAACAAACCCTGTCCGCGTCCACGAGCTTTATCACTCAATAGACGTTGACGATATTGTGCATATTCGTTCATCGGCATGGCTGCAATTTCTTGAGCCGTAAGCGTACGTTGTTCCGAATTGATATCCAATGGTCCGGTGGGTGGCGCGGTTACCCGACTACCCGTCATTTCCTTGCGGGCATTCTGCATCGCTGCCTGTGCCGAATCAAGGATACGAGCTGAACGCTCTTTCAAGCCTTCGATACTCGCACTAACCTCTTCCGGGGTGTTACCCGCTACAAGGTCCAATAGTTCGGGAATAATGTTGTCCCGCTCAGCTTCAAGCAATTGCTGCTTGTAACTGGTAAGTTCTGAGAACTGCTTCTCACGCTCCAATAGTGCAAATGCGCGTTCGCGTTCTTGACGCTCACGCTCCAATTGCTCCTGCCATTCGCTTTCCTTCTGCTTTAGAAGGTCACGAACATCCATATCAGCTTCTGCCTTTGTACGCTCTTCAGCGATTCTGGCTTCTTCTTCAGCACGTTTTGCTGCAAGTTCTTCTTCGCGTTGACGTTTAATCTCTGCAAGTTCAGACTTTAGTGCATCAATCTGTGGGTAAAGCTTATCTTTTTCCTGGGTGCGTACCTTAGACAAATCCTCGTCCGTATAAAACTTGGTGTTTGCAGATGGTGCATCAGTTGAAGATACTGATGTAGCAATTGACGCATCAGCGTCAGGCGTTGCTACTGTTGGAGCTACCCCTGCTTCTGCCTGGAAGGCTTCTGCATTTGGTTGTGAATCTGTTGTACTCATGTATATCCTTAATTTCTCTAGGGCGTTTTCCGAATGTGTCTTTCGACACGTAGCACATATAGCCGCACGTTATGTTTTCAATATTAAGTTTTACGCTTTCTACAGCGTTTTTGTTGCTAAATATGAATTATTTTTCATAATCTTGCGGAACTTGTCTTTGTGGTGCTCTTGTTCCGTAAGCTTCAGTGACTAAGCGTGTTCTAAGTTGCGCTTCGCCAAGTTGTAGGTTGTCCATAGTTTCAGGGTCAAGGTTAGATGCTGGAGCAGCTTCTGGTGCAGCACCGGCAGCAGAGCCAGCGGCTCCTGCGCCTGGAGTAGCTCCGCCACCGGCAGTTGTGCCGTCAGCTGGGGCCATCTGTCCAGTCATAGACATAATCTCTTGGTCAATCTCAGTTTGAACAAGGCGTAGAGCACCGTCAGCAACTGCGTCATCAATAAGTTCTCTACGAATCTCTTGTAGAACTGATGCAGGGAATTCTTCACCAAGTTCACGCAAAGCGCCTTCTTTAGACTGCAGTCCAAGAGATAGCAATGATTGAATTTCGTTCAATACAATTAGCTTGTCTAGAGGTAGTGGTGGAGGGAAGTGGCAGTAAGTTCTGTAAGTCTCTGGGTCAGCAGGGTCTAGCTGAATAAGCTGTTCTGGCTCAGGTGTACCCTCAACATCAGGATTTAAGGTAAATGTCTCAGGTTCTTTAAACGCAAGGGTACGTAGGACTAGTTCATTAATACGCTCTAGGCCGTGAGAATACTGAACAATCTTCTGGTGGTAGCGGTTCATCAAAGGCTGGAACTGGATAGAAAGCGCAACACCAGAGGTGTTAGAAATAGGCTGTGCTTCACCAAGTGCGGTTTTAGGGACACCAGTCATCTCGTGCATAGCTGTTTTTAGGCGGTCCATGAAGTCCATAGCACCTCTTAGTCCCTGGCCTCCACCTTCAAGGTTCTCTACACGAGCGTCCTTTGGCAGACCACCCCAAACCTTATTAGCACCCTTTTCTAGCTGGCTAGCCTTAGCACCAATAATTACAGTTACAGGAGCAGAGTGGTAGTTAATGATGTCTGCGATGTCTGTAGCAGTTTCGTTATAGACACGGTTAATGCTAATAATTTCGTTACAGTCAGATAGTCCCCAAGGAGAGCCCGATACACGAACGTTAGGGATGTGGATAACAGGAATAATACCCAGTGGGTTTGGGCGTGAGTCAATCATCTCATCGTTGATGTACTCTTCAATAGTGTCATCAGTGAGAATCTCAGTGTAGGTGTAAACCTGGCGGGTACCTTCAAGGGATGTTCCCCAGAAACGGTATTTAAGCTTAAATCTAATTAGACGCTCACGGTCGTGAGGGTGGAACTCAGGGAAAGCAAATGAAGAGTTAAGTGGTAGAATACGCACACGGCCAGGGTGAATTCCTCCAGCAGAGTCCTTATATCCTTCTTCGTAAGCTACCTTAATAAAGCAGTCACCAGAAACACCGCCCTGCTGACCAATTTCCCAAAGTACAGTTGCTTTATTGTTGTCTACTTCCCAAACACGCTCAAGGAGGCTAGGGACAATAGCTTCAGTAGCCTTAACGCTGCGGAACTGAACACCTTTGCTAAATGTAAAGTTAATAATAAAGTCAGTGATAGCGCGATAGTAGTTTAGAACAACAGACGGTTCACCAGCCTGGCGGCGGAAAGATGTGTGGTGGCCAAGGTACATAGCCCAGTTAAGGCTGTAACGGTTTAGACGAGGGCCGTGGACCTCAAACTCTTCATCAGCAAGCTCTACAAGACCCAGAGGTGAAATGCTGATAGTAAGATCAGACGATGCAGCTCTATACGAGGGAGGTGAAAAGTCAATTGACATGCTATAAAGCGCCTTCAGTAAGTTTGGTAGTAGTTATAGTGTACCGCATAATTTAATTATTTTTTAATATTTTGTTATTTAGCAATTGGTCTAGTAACTTTTTTAGTTACTTTCTTATTTACGTCTTTTCGTATAGCAGCTTTTTGCTGATCTTCTTTTTTATCCATCTCTTCTTGAGCACGGTCACGCATACGAGGGTCTACATCTTTTGCAGAGTCTACAAATTGCCCGCCAAGCTGAATATACTTAGTGTGTACCCAGTGAGCAGCTGCTGGAGATGGGTACTTAGAAAAACGAGTTTTTGCCTGAGTAGTAATCAGGTTCCAGAGACGCGGGTTTGTGGGATATTGATGTGGCGTCTCTTTTACTTCTTGACCCTTAATTAGAGCCATAATACACCGCCTTAAAAGTCTTCAAACCACCCGCACGCCACTATAAGTGAGGTGCGGGGGTTCGAGAGCCTGTTACCTAGTCCTGAACCTGAGCAGGGTTTGGACGCTGCTGGCGTGAACCGTTACGAGTTACTTCTTCGTAAACGTTTGAGCCGTGGTCTTCAAAAGCTGCGCCTGAGAATTCACTTAGGTAGTCTGGTGCTTCCACCCAAGCAGCTGAACCAACGTGAGCACGCTCACTCATGGTCTCTTCAGCAGTCTTAGTGTGGACAGCGGCGTTGCGGTTTGGGCGACCAGCAGCTGGGGTGTAACCCTGCTGTGCTCCGAGAATAAACTCGTCTGGTACGTCTGTGTCAGTGCCGATACCTTCTTCGAAACGAAGTGGTCCGCGCTGACCTGGAACTGCTGCAGAAACCTTACGGTCGTAGGTTAGTGAAGCACGCTCTGGGAACTGTGGGTCTGGTGCAAGTGACATTAATATCTCCTAATTAAAAGGTTGAGGCCTCTATACAAGTTTTATACTAAAACCGACTTTTTGCAGGATAAACGTAATTTATCTGAAAAATGGTGAAGATGTTACTTCTACAGATGGCATGGTTAAATCAAGGGTTAAGCTAATAGCAATAGCCAAGCTGTCGGCATAGTCATCGTGGGCGTGGGCTTCTTCAGGCGCATGGGCAAGGAAGTTAGGGCCTTGGAACTTAATCTCAAGGTCAGTCATCTGCTGGTAGAACCGTTTCCATACCCTAGACCTACGGGTCTCAGCGTGCGCTGGCCAACCAATTAGTTTACGTTCAATAAGGGTCTTTAGATGCTTCCAACGTTTAGACTGCTCTTGCTGGCTGCTTCCTACTGAGATTACCTCTGCTCTAGGTAATAGCAAACGAAGGCGCTGCGCTACTGCATCACCTACACCGTTAGCGTCTACACCTACATACAGGATGTTATAGTTCTCAAGGAAGCTAACAATTTGGAAATACTGGTCTTCCCAGTCATCGTTTTGGATTTCAAGCCAGTTAAGTATGCGATGGTCATAATAGCCAAACTCATCAGGCCTATCCCAGTCCACCCAAATAACTGTTACTACTGTCGAGTCCATTTTACGGGCAGGGTCAACACCTACAATAACTGGAGTACGGTGCCAAGCCTTTACAGTCTTTTGAGAAGTATCTCCAAGCTCATCCATAACGGTAGAAGACACAAACATACCGCGCTCTAGCAGCCACTTGCAGTTATAGGCCATCTGGAACTCATCTGAGTCCTCACCAATACGGAGCATCTCTTTACGGACGAACTTACCGTATTCATCGCTAGTCTTAGCTACGTCACGCCAGTCCCACTGGAAGTGGTTTTGCTTTCCGCCACGGCCAGTAGAGCGGCGTTTGTTGAGTTGAATAGCGCGATAGAAGTTGTTTTTATGCGTAGTAGGGGTACCAGTTTTTACCATAGTACCGTTTGTAGATGCAAGCATCGGACCAATAGACTTGGCCACAATAAAGTCATCGGCTTCCTGACACTCATCAATAACGATAAGATGGAAAGTCTTAGACTCAATCTTTGCTCTAGGGTTAGCAGTCATCATCATAACTGATGAACCAGAGTTAAGAAGTTTAACTTGCTTAGTCACACCAGCAACCTTTTTAGCCTCATCGTCAATCTCTGGGTCCTCTAGTACAGATAAAGCATGTTCGCTAGTAAGACGCGTAATAACACGGGAGAATAGAGTTTCTGCCTGGCCTTCAACAGGAGCAAACAGCCCTACCCATAGTCCGTCCTTAAATCTACCGAGCAGGTCTGGGTACATCTTAGCAAGGCGTGGAAGAATAACCATTAGAGCGGCCACAGTATCAGCCACGGTTTCAGATTTACCCGACTGACGAGAAGCAAGGGCGGTAATCTCTTCACCTTCGTTAATGACCACAGATTCAATGATTCTACGAGCTAAGGGCTTTTGATAAGGGCGAAGATCATGACCTACCAAAGCCTTCATAAAAATCATAATTTTGTCGATTAGCTGGTCAACAAATTCACGTGACAGCTCATCTAAGCCATCATCGTACTCTTCAAACTCGCTATCAGCAGAGTCTTCATACTCTTGTAACTCTTCGTCTTCGTAAACTTTGTCATCATTATTCATATATTGCCTTAAATTAAAGTAACCCTGAGCCGGTATGACTCAGGGTTACTAAGTGCCACACGGGAGAGAAGGAAGGTTGGCATATCCATAATAGCACAAAAAACTATTAAACCCTAGATATTAATATTAGTTCTAGTATTTAATTCGTTAATTACTGCATGTAAGGCTTCTGTAGCCTCTAAAAGTTCTTTTAGGGCAACATCAGTGCGGTGGCGTTCGTAAATGCTCATGAGCTTGCCTATCTCATAAACAGCTTGATCTGCCCATACCATTAGGTCATTAGTAGGGATACGGCGTACTCTACGCGCTATTTTTTCAGAAAATGGCTTATCCCAGGTTTTTTTCTTAAAAAAATTTACCATTTTCTAATCTCCTTAGCCTCGGTTTCTTTTACCTTAAAGACCTTACTAAGGGCTTCATCTTCATCAATAGGATTACCCCAGATACCGATAGCATAGCCACGACGAATGAATGGTACCCAAAAGACAAGGCAAGTAGAGCTAGCTCTAAAAGGATATTCAGTTTCTTGACTCCAGCCCCATTCAAACATAGGGAAAACTGGGTGCTTTAACTTGATGGTATTTACGAATAGTGGGCCGAATGATTTCACTTTATTAGTCCTTTTTTCCTACGTACATATAGTCGGTAAACTCTTTAATGTTTGACATCTGAACTCTACGGTGTTTAGGCATAGTGTTGATATTAACTGGGCCCATGTCTGCCCATTCATCAAGACCTGACTGCTTAAGAAACTTACCTTTAGACTCAGCTGCTAAGAAATCATACCACATAAACTCGGGTACACCGCGGTACTCCCACCAGGTGCCGTCTCTAAATACGACTATTAGCTTTTCTTCTTTAAAGTCGTAACCAGCTTTAACGGTTCTAGGGCGTTCTGGATTTGTAGACCCAGTAGTAGCTAGAGATGGAAAACTGGTGTCGCTGTCTACTTCAAACTTATCGTCTTTAGGTTTGTCAATATCTGGGTTTTCCTCGTCAGTGAGGACATCTAACCAGTACTTAGTATTTTTAGTCTGGCTATTTCCAGCAGCATCATCACTACTTCTGCGGTTATTAGACCAAGGATTATTACTCTTACTTGCCATTATTCTTCATCTTCTTCTTCAATAGGCTCAGTGCCTTCTTCGTATATCATTTCAGGCTCATAAAGAATCTCATAATCAAACGGAGTGTCATCTGGGTTTACATGATAAACGTGTTTAGGGACTGGATGCCCTTGGTAAGCCTGTCGTTTAGTTATGCGCATTAACTAATAATAGCAGATTTAATTAAAGTTCTCTTTAATGTGCTGCTCAAATTTGCCCTCTAATGTGGCAACGTCTACTTTTACTTCACCAATATCTTTTTTAATAG